TCAGTTTGTTATCCTTGGCGGCTATTAATCTTGCAAATGCCGGTCCGCTGGCTATTGGATGTATGGTTGGCATGGTTGCGGCAATCGCTTTGTTGGCAGTTGGAGCGGCTGCTCTTGGACCAGCACTAACAGCGGGAGCAGTTGGCTTTATTGCATTTGGAGCCGCTATTGTTTTGGTAGCAACAGGTGCGTTGATTGCCAGCGCGGCATTGGCGGTTGTGTCCGCTGTTCTTCCTTCAATTGTACAATATGGAAGCCAGGGAGCGGTAGCTATTGCTCAGCTTGGCACAAGCATGATTGTTTTTGGCACCGGAGCTGCTGTTGGAGGAGTTGGCGCAACCGTGCTCGGAGTTGGTCTTGCGTTGGTCGGCGTAACTGCACTGGCTGCAGCCGCAGGAGTAATTGCATTGGCTGCCGGAGCAGCGGTGCTTGGAGCTTCGCTTGTGATGGCAGGTGTAGGTTTGACGATTATGGGAGCAGCATTTCCACTTGTAGCGGCTGGCGCAAAGGCCAGTGCGGCTGGATTGACGGCATTACTTGGATCTGGTACTGCGGCCAGTGCAGTTTTTGTGATTTTGGCAGGATCTTCTGGCGCGGCAGCTGTAACAGTTGGCGTATTTGCAGCGGCAATGGTGGCCGGAGCCGCAGGAACCGGTCTTATGGTAGTTGCTCTGAAATCAGTAAATTCCAGTATGAAGTCAATCGCCGGAAATGCGAAAAGCGCTGAAAAATCGCTTACAGGTATGCGCTCCAGCGTGAATGTTGTGAATTCTGGGCTGGATGCATTGGGAAACAAGGCGAAATCTGCGATCAGTGCATTGATTAAGCAGTTTTCCCAAGGTGAAAGTAAAGCGAAGACTTCTGGAAATGCGGTTGGAAATAATTTTAATAATGGCGTTTCAGCTGGAATGTCAAGGGCGGTTTCTACAGCAGAAACAATGTCAAATTCAATCGTAATTACCATGCGATCATCGGCAGGTGGGGCCTATAACAGCGGTGCTTACATCGGCATGGGTCTCGCTAACGGTATGGCAAGTCAGGTTGGCTATGTAAGAGCAGTGGCGGCACAGCTTGCGGCTGCTGCAGAGGCGGCAATCCGCGCGAAAGCACAGATTCACAGTCCGTCACGGGTTGCGGATAAGCTTGGTAGTTATTTTGGAATCGGCTGGATCAACGGGCTTATGGATCATGTCCAGGAAGCAAAACAGGCAACTATGGAACTGATACAAATTCCAGAGCTTGCACCTGTGCCGGAAATCGGGATGAGCCTTAGAACAGGCTATGAAGATCTGAACGACAGTTACCAGTACAGCAGCAGCGGAAAGTATACCATCTACGTACCGGTTAATCTGGACGGAAGAGAGATTGGAAAAGCGACTGCAACGTATACACGAGAAGAAATTGAGAAACAGGAGACAAGGGAGAACAGAAAGAAAGGCAGGAGAACTAATGTATAACTTTGTAGATACCACAGAGCGGTACCCAGGGCAGAACCTGCCTTCGGAGGCTCTCATGTTTAATGGAAACTATTTGGAAAATGTGATTCCCGGCTACCGGACACTATATGTGTCTGGCCGGGAAGTTTTAGGGACGGAGATTACAGATCTGGAAACTGGCGTATCCGATGGTACGAAATACCGGCGCAAACGCTATCAACCAAGAACCATTGTGGTTGGATATCAACTGATTGCTGAAGATAATTCGGCTTTTCGTAGTGCGTATAACAAGCTGAATGCTCTTCTGGATGAAGAACAGGCGACTCTTATTTTTGCGGATGAGCCGGACAAATATTATATCGGAATAAAGCAGGGAGCCGGTGAGGTGCCTGCAGGAAAGAACTCGATTACATCGGAGCTGGAATTTTACTGCGCGGATCCATTCAAATATTCCGTGGAAGAATTTACCGTAAGCCCGACTGCAGATGGCGGGAAAACGTTCGTCGTGTCCTACAATGGCACGTACAAAGCATTTCCGTCCTTCCAAGCGAAAATGAAAAGCGACAATGGCATGATCGGTTTCGTGAATGAATCAAAGAAAATCCTCCAGTTTGGCGATCCAGATGAAGCGGATGGCGAAATGTACAAAAAAAGTGAAATGGTAACAAACTATAAGGATAGAAGAATATGGGCAAAAGATACGAAATGGACAGATGACACAGGAAATAATTTTTTGCATGACACAAGCAAAACAGCTGGAAAATTGAGCATTATGGACGTTTATGACGGAACACAGGGGCTGTATTTGGCCAGCAGTGGATATGCTACAACGGCAAATAAAAATGGATGGAACGGGGCAATGAAAACAATTCCGATTGTGGATTCAAACGGAACGAAGGGATCTGCTAATCTATATTGTTACGTGAACAGCTGGTTTGAGACGGGTTTGATGGGGCAGACAGGATGCCAGGCGGTTGCTTTTTGCGATACAAATGGAAAAATGATTTGTTGCCAGGAAATCTATAAGAATGACATGAGCGGAAACACAGCAGCTATGTGCATGTGGGTAGGTGGAAATAAACCGCGAGTTGTAAAGAAATATACATTTGAACCATGCTACAGAGACGATTCCAATCCATATAATCGTTTGCATGGTGATAGCGATATTTTAAAGAGCGGCGAAAAAATACGTTTCTACTGGTTTGGTGGATACAAAGAATTTACAGTTCCAGAATTAAAAGACACGAAAGTATGCAGTGTAAAACTTTACATTGGACAGTGGGGAGCACGAGATACGGGAAATCAATTCGTTACGAGAAATTATTTCCGTGGGATTTCCATCCGCATCGACAATGTAGAGAAATGGCGAGATATCCCGAACAAATTTGCAGCAAACCAGATCTTAACGGCAGACTGCAGCAATGGAGATGTTACATTGCAGGGGCTTCCACGGCAGGATCTTGGAGCACTTGGAAATGATTGGGAAGGGTTCTACTTGAAACCTGGGACGAATCAGATCGAATGTATCGCTTCGAACTGGGCAACACAACCAGAGTTTACGATGAAATACAGGGAGGTGTTTCTGTGATTTTGTATTTTACGGACAGACATATGAATGTTCTGGGGCAGGCGAGTACACATCTTCCGGAAGGGCTGAGAGTTTCAGATGACCTGAAAACGGAAGAAGTAGAAGCTGGTGTTGCAACACTTGAATTTACACTGAATTATACAGAAAAAACGAGAAAAGAAGCTTCTCGGTATGGGGCAGTCGGAAATTACATTCTCCGAAAGAATGGAGAGGAAGAGGAATTCTATACCATCATTACCAGTGAGGAGAATGTTTTTAAACAGGAAGTCGAAATTTATGCAGAAGACGCAGGAATGGATCTACTGAATGAAACGGTTGGAGCCTATGCGGCCGACAAAGCATACCCGGCGAGCTATTACGTTGAGAAATTCAGCTACGATTCCGGTTTTGAAGTAGGACTGAACGAGGTCAGCAATCTGAACAGAAAACTGTCCTGGGAGGGGGAAACAACAGCTTCGGAGAGAATTCTGAGTGTTGCCACACAGTTTGATGCGGAGGTATCGTACAGTTTTGAGATCGATCGGCTGCGGATCCGGCACAAGTATATCAATCTACATAAAAAACGGGGAACAGACAGCGGCAGGGAGCTGCGGATCAACCGGGAGATCAACAATATCATTGTAAAGAGCTCTGTGGAAGATCTGGCGACCGCACTGTCTGTTACAGGAGGCTATCCGGAAGAAAGCGAGACGCCAATCACTTTAAAGGGATACAAATACGATGACGGCGACATCTATTTGTCCGGCAGCACTCTGTATTCCAGAAGTGCCGTGGCGAAATGGAGCCGTTATTTATCCGAAAAAGGAAGTGGTACGGGACATATCGTCCAGTCGTACACTTACGATACTACCAGCCAGTCGGAACTGTGCAATCGTGCCGTTTCCAAACTGAAAAAGATCTACGATGCGGCTGTTTCCTATGAAGTAGAGCTGGCGTATCTGCCGGATGGGATTAAAATCGGCGATACGGTGAATATTGTAGACGATACCGGAGAACTGTATTTGTCTGCGAGAATCATGAAATTGGAATCTTCCATTTGTAATGATGAATACACAGCAACGCTGGGCGAATATAAACTCAAATCAAGTGGAATTTCGGAAAAGATGGAAAGTCTGGCTTCACAATTTGAAAAACTGGCAAAGAACCGGACGTTTTACACTTGGGTTGTGTTTGCTGATACGGAAACGGGCGGCGGAATATCGCTCAAATCAGCTGGAAAGACATACATGGGTATCGCATACAATCAGACGACAAAACAGCCGGTACTTACAGACCCGAGCATCTATACCTGGGTAAAGGTTGTTGGAGAGCAGGGAATTGCGGGAGAGCCCGGAAAGAATGGTCTGACTAGTTTCTTCCATGTGAGATATGCTGATGTTCCGAACCCGACAGCAAATCAGTTGCGGAAGGATACAGGAAAATATATCGGTACCTATGTGGACTATATATTGGAGGACAGTACAGATCCGACCAAGTACACCTGGCGAAAATTTCAGGGCGATGACGGAGAGGACGGCGCCGATGGAACCCCTGGAGAAAACGGTGCGAATGGTGAAACCAGTTATCTGCATATCGCTTATGCAACAAGCGCGGATGGAAAGACAGGCTTTTCGACAACCAACGCCGTCGATAAAACGTATATAGGCCAATACGTGGATTTTACCAAGGCTGACAGCACCAATCCGGCGAAGTATCGTTGGAGCAAATTTCAGGGGCCGAAAGGAGATAAGGGAGCTCCGGGCGAGCAAGGACTGCGCGGCCTGCAGGGCGATAAGGGTGATCAGGGAATCCAGGGACCCAAAGGCGCTGACGGAAAAGATGGAAAAACGACGTATTTTCACATCAAATATTCTGCGGTTTCGAATCCGACCTCTGCGTCTCAGATGACAGAGACACCGTCAAAATACATTGGAACGTATGTGGATTTTACACAGACGGATTCGGATGATCCGAAGAAGTACAGCTGGCAGCAGCTGGAAGGTTCGCAGGGGCCACAGGGAAAACAGGGAATTTCAGGTACCAATGGAGCAGACGGGAAAACCAGTTATCTGCACATCAAATATAGTAATGACGGTGGGAAGACATTCACCGGGAACAGTGGTGAGGATATTGGCGCTTATATCGGAACATGCGTGGACTATGCAAAAGATGATCCTACAAGTGTCGGAATGTATAAGTGGGCGAAAATCAAAGGCGAGGCTGGAGCCAAAGGTGATAAGGGTGATACGGGTAAGGGGGTTAAATCGACATCTGTTGCATACCAGGTTTCAACTTCCGGAACAACAGTTCCAACTGGCACATGGTCTGGGTCTGTGCCATCTGCATCCGCGGGGCAGTATCTGTGGACACGTACAATCATCACTTACACTGACAACACAACATCCACGATATATAGTGTCGGCCGTATGGGAACCAATGGTGCAAATGGCACCAATGGAAAGAGTATTGGATCAGTAGTCAATTATTACCTGGCAACGGCATCTTCCAGCGGAGTTACAACGGCGACGAGTGGATGGACAACAGCTGTCCAGTCGGTGTCTGCGGCTAAGAAGTATCTTTGGAATTATGAGGTTGTGAAGTATACCGACGGAACCGTGGCGAGTACAACTATGCCTTGCGTCATTGGATCATACGGTGATCAGGGAAGTAAAGGGGATAAAGGTGATACCGGATCAACCGGAAATGGCATTAAAAGCATTACTGAGCACTACGCAGTCTCCACATCCAATTCGACTGTTCCTACCTCATGGTCGTCTACGGTTCCGACAATGACAGAGAGCAATAAATATCTCTGGAACTACGAGACAATTACTTATACAAATGGGACAACTGTAGACACAACAAAACGAGTTATCGGTGTATATGGTAACAAAGGTGCTACAGGGGCTACTGGTTCACATGGATATAGTCTTGTGGCAAATGTGGTTAGAGATGCCTTCACCGAGTCTCAGTGGACAATATATGGAACGATTAATCACGAAGAAACTTGGTCCAGCACATCTGGTATCCGTAACGGTTGCCGGATTGGTGATATGTTTGCAATCGTTGGAACGGCGACAGATACAAAAAATGCTCATGTTGCTTATTATCGGAGTAATACGGCATCCGGTGAGCTGAAAGGTTTATGTATAAGTCATACAATTATCCCGCGAGGTGCAACTGGTGCCACAGGCAGTAAGGGGGATAAAGGCGATACCGGGGCAACTGGAAAAGGTGTTAAGTCAACGGCGGTTACGTACCAAGCAAGTTCTTCAGGAACAACGATTCCTACGGGGGTATGGTCGGCAACTCCTCCGGCAACAAGTGCAGATAAGCCATATTTCTGGACTCGTACGATCATCACCTATACGTATAATACAACTTCAACTGCTTACAATGTTGGTAGTACACCGGAAGGAATTGTCGTCGGCGGACGAAATTTATTGGTGGGAACACATAAATCTCCCATAACGTATACCTATCCAACATCGGGATATGCTGATAAATGCTCATGGAAAACAACGGTCTTACTAAATGGAAGTGTATATACATTATCCTTCTGGGCAAAGTCATCTGTCAATGGCGATAAAATACGAGTGCATTTTTATAATCCGTCAAATATTATTTCTGTAGTTGGCAGTCAAGGACAAAGATCAACCGCCATTGATGGTTTGTGCGACTTCGTTCTTACTACTACAATGACAAAATATTGGGTTACATATACGATACCTAAAGGTGGAAATAGCACGAGAAGTGTTATAATTCCGAGATTAGGTCTAGACGTTACTGGCACCGGAACACTTACTTTTCAATGGGAAAAATTAGAAGAAGGCAATATGGCCACAGACTGGACACCGGCACCTGAGGATTATGTGTCTTTTGTTGACGTGGAGTATTATCTCTCAACTTCGGCAACTTCATTGTCCGGTGGATCATGGTCGACGACAGCGCCGACATGGGTTAATGGAAAGTATATGTGGAGCCGTACGGTAACAACGGATGGAGCTGGTAACAGAACGTATTCACCAAATCAAAATGGAGTCTGCATTGCAGGAGCGCAGGGAGCAACCGGAGCCAAAGGTGATAAAGGAGATACTGGAGGGACTGGTGCAACCGGTAAAGGCGTTAAATCTATTGTAGAACAGTATTACAAATCAACGTCAGCAACAGCCATGTCCGGCGGATCGTGGAGCACGACTTATCCTGGATGGGAGAACAGTAAATATATTTGGACGAGATCGGTTATCACGTATACAGATAAAACAACTACCACCACTACAGCTGTTTGTGTAACAGGTACTAAGGGATCAACCGGAAATGATGGTAAGACTTCTTATGTCCATATAGCATATGCTAATATCACATATATGTGTGAAGAAAATAGTTCCTTCACCCTTACAAGTGCAACAGTATGTCGATATGGAAAACAGGATAAATGGGTATATAAGACTCTTGAAGCTGGTACATACACTGCTAATTCGACACTGTTTGGTAGTGATCCGATTAATGGAATAGTTAAAGAAGTTAATAAAATTACCGATTTCTCTATCTCAGACAGTAGTGGAAGAGCCTACATGGGTCAATATACAGATTTTGAACAAGCTGGAAGCAATGATGCATCTAAATATGTTTGGACAAAGGTGCAAGGTGCCAAAGGTGATACTGGCAATAAAGGTGAAACAGGTGCTAGCGGTAAAAATGCCCTTCAGCCAAAACGAAATTGGAGTGGAACATTTACCACTATCGGAGCAACTGCGATTGCAGCTACTACAGACTTCAACCGAACTCCAGTAGTTGGAGATGTCTTCATAAATCTTGACGGCTCATCTAACACAGGTACTTGGCAGGTTACAGCAATATCAGGTACATCAGTAACCATAAAACTTCTTTCATACGTCAACAGTAAAGGAGAAACTGGTGCTACGGGTGCGCCAGGTAAGGACGCAAATCAGGTAGTTCATACGGTAAATGGAAACGGTGAGTCAAATCTTTATGTCGAATTTGCTACAATAAAGATCACAGGTTGGTATGCAAATCATCCAACAACATTTAAACTTGCTGGCAGAGGTTTTGAGACAACTGATGTCCAGTTTAGTTTTATCTCTGCAAATAACTCAGATCCTGGATTGGATTTCCTAAGATCTTCAGGCGGATGGTCATTATGGATTTATAAAAAGACTACTTCAACGTGGGGCCTTATAACAAGATTAAATGAACCGTATGGGCAGCTGAGAGTATTTAACTATACTCAAGGTTCTGGTCCATATACAGTGACGTGGACATCAACCAAATTAGCTTCTTTACCATCTGGTTCAATTAATGCGAATCCTTTACAAGCAGCAAAAACAGCCACCAATTTTATGCAGTTTACTGATGGGACCGGATTGGAAGTTGGTAATAAAACCAGCGGATCTTGGTCTGGTTATCGGACTAAGATTTCAGCATCAGCATTTGAGATTCTTAACCGGGCAGGAACGACACTCGCATATTATGGTGATAAGTTGATACAGCTTGGAAAGAACGCAAAAGATGCGGTTATTGAGTTATGTGGCGGTGTCGGTAAGATTTTGGTTGAAACAAAATCCGGCAATGCGGCTCTGTCAATCCAGAGCGAATATGTAGATATTAAAGGTGTCCACGAATCTGTATTGGAGACATCAAGTTCTTCTGGAAGCTGTATAGCCGGAGCTGTTGACGATTCTTTTGTTGTAAATACTTACTCGGATGCCAACAACAAAGCAAACTTCGATATTGGTAACGGTAGCATTATTCTTGAATCAAAGAAGAAAGGTTATCAGGCAGAGGTCGAATTTTATGGCTGTGGCTGGTCTGGAGGAGTGTATACTGGAGCGTTCGCACCGACCAAGGCGTACTCCGAAAAGATTATGTTAGGAGATAGTGGAAGAGTATGGGAGCGTTTGATTGTTAAAAACTCCCCACAGGTCACATCCGATCGCCGCGCCAAAACAAACATATTTCCACTCGGGGAGAGCAAGATCAATAAGACGGATATTCATTCAGAGCTGTTCGATCGCTTAAAACCAGTTCAGTATCGGATGCTTTATGGTGATGGGCGCATTTGTTATGGATTCGTCGCACAGGATGTCGTAGAAGCCATGCGAGAACTAGGAATCCGAGAAGACGAGCTGGATCTGGTACACCACGACAGGAAGAACACTGAGGATGGCTATATTGATACTTATAGTATGGTATATACCAATTTGATTGCGGTAATAACGCATGAGCTTCAACTCGAAAAGCAAAGAAGATCGAACCTTGAAGTAGAGGTTGCGGATCTAAGAAGTGAACTTGAATCCATGAGAGATAATATCTCTGGAGATACAAATTAATTTTTAGGAGGACAAAAATATGGCAGTATCAGCAACTTACACAAAGGACATTCATTATTCTGGAATCATCACAGTTGATGGCGAGACTGTTGTGTCTATGGACGCCAATATGGATGCAAAACATCCGGATGTTCCAATCATCAATCGCTACATCAACAACGGTAGAAAGTATCGTGCCAATAAAAAGGATATCGATGATGTTGTTGACAAATTCGAGAACGACATCTGGGATGAGTATGATAAGTATACTGCAGATCTGGAAGCAAAGGAATCGGTGGAGTAGCACCGAAGAAAGATTTTGCTAATTTAAAAGAAGGAGAACTAAAAAACATATGGAAACAATCATATCAGCCTGCATCAGTGCCGCCGTTACACTTGTGGTCTGCCTGATCAGTAACCACAGCCAGCAGGAAAAGACACGGGCACTGATGGAATACAAGCTGGAAGAACTCACGAAACGGGTCGATAAGCATAATAATGTAGTAGAAAGAACATATGCTCTGGAACAGGAACTTAAAGTACAAGAAGAGCAGATCAAAGTTGCCAACCACAGAATCAATGACTTAGAGCAGAAAGGATAAAAATATGGAACAGATTATGAACTACGTAAAACCGGAACTCATCGTTGTGGCTGTTGCCCTGTATTTTTTAGGCATGGGACTGAAACAGGCACAGGCTGTAAAGGACAAGTATATTCCGCTGATCCTTGGCGGTGTGAGCATCATACTGTGTGCCATCTGGGTGCTGGCTACCAGTGAGGTGTGCACCGGGCAGCAGGCGGCGATGGCCGTCTTTACAGCGGTCACGCAGGGAATCCTCGTCGCAGGGCTGAGCAACTATGTAAATCAGATTATCAAACAGACACAGAAAACAGAGTGAGGGCGGCTGACAACCGTCCTTTTTTTGCGCCGGCGCAAATCTGCCGGAGAAAGGAAATAGAAATGAAAATTGACAGATCCTATATCAGCGATCAGAACACCTACGCCGAAAACGATCCACGGTGTATCGTGGTACACAATACGGATAATTTCAGAGCAGGTGCAGATGCCCAAACACATGCAGAAGCGCAGCATAATGGTGAGCTGTCCAATATGTCTGCCCACTATTACGTTGATGACGGAGATACAGCATACCAGGCGGCGCCGCACAGCCGCGGATGCTGGCACGTGGGCGTAAACTATGGTGGAAATAATCTGTTTGGCCGATACGGCAACCGTAACAGCATCGGGGTAGAGATGTGCGTGCAGAAGGGGTATAATTATGAAAAAGCGTTTCAGAACACGGTGGCCGTGGTCAAGGAGATCATGTGTGAGACCGACATCCCGGCGAGCCGCGTATACCGTCATTATGATATCTGTAGCAAGCACTGCCCGAGCCAGATCATCGAGAGAGGGGATTGGGAGCGATTTAAGAGCCTGATCAGCGGCACGGCATCGGCCGAACAGCCAGCAAGCGGAAAATATGAGCCTGGTATCTACAAGGTTAATACCGACCTTAATATTAGAGAGAAGCCGAACGCAGACAGCAGTATCGTTGGCAGGATCACGGATCAGGGAAGCTATACGGTAACAGAAATCCAGAATACAAGCTGGGGACGGCTGCTCTCTGGTGCGGGCTGGATCAACTGCCACACCAAGTATTGTACTTACGGTGGCCCTGCATCTCAGTCCGATCAGAAGCCTACCGCAAAAGTGATTGCGGTTGATGGCGTGTGGGGTCCGGAACTGACCCGGCGTCTGCAGGAGATTTTCGGAACTGGCGTAGACGGGAAAATCAGTAATCAGCCCACGAGCAACAAAAAATACTGCGCTGGCATCGCGGCGGCCGAATGGTCTGATAAACTGTCCGGCGGCTCCGATCTGATCAAGGCCATGCAGAGATGGGCAGGAGTGACCGCAGACGGCTACCTCGGACCGCAGACCATCCGCGCGCTCCAGAAAAAACTCGGCACACCGGTAGACGGCGTGATCAGCTACCCGTCAGCGATGGTGCGCGCCCTGCAGGAGTGGTGCAATCGGCAGTGATCAGCAATTAAAAAGCCCCGGGAGACCCCGGGGCAAAAAGAAACGCCGCAACTACGCGGCGTAAAGAATAATTCTTTTTTCTGGTCATTTTGGATGTTCTGACCATGTGTTATAATAACATGTATATAGAAGAAAAGCAATAAAAATTCCCGGGCAAATTACCCGGGAAAACATATTGTATCATCGAAATTTTTACAGTTACAACATATCATCTGGTATTGCATTCCGGTGGCCCGGAGTTCCGTACCAGATGATACGGAAAAATCCAGTGTTTATGCGGGTTTGCGGACTTTCGAAAAAAATCAGGAGACGAAAAAGTCGAAATACATGGTTCCGGAAGCCTTTTCGTAGACGATACGATCCACGATGGAGCGGAGCAGAAGTCCTTTTTTCTCGGCTGGTTCCTCTGGATTTTTCAGAATATCATTGATGTTTTTTATCTCTTTCCGGAAATCTTCTTTTGAGATTGTTTCCGGCAAGGCGGCGGGCGTAAGAACGCGGTCCAGTTCTTCCTGCAGGCTCTGTCGTTCTTCGGCGAGCCTTTTTTTGTTGGCACCGTATTCCTCCAGCGTATCAATCCCATTTTCATAAGCCATCTTCACGCGGGCTTCGCGGACAGCCAGATGGTCAAGAGCCTGTTGCAGTCGCTGGATGGTTTCATCGTCTTTTTGCTCCTGCTTTCGGTCCCGGACGCTGAAAGAGAAGTCCGCGCCGGCAAGGATATCATCGAAGTAACGGTAGACGGTTCGCTCAGCCTTGGCAACCGTGATTGAGTTGGAACCCTTGTGGAAGCCTTTTGCATATTTCCAGCATTGAAAGTACGGACAAGATGTGCTCCCGGCCGTTACCGTCATCGTAGCGCCGCAAATTGGACACTTTAAGAGACCGGAGAGCCAGTGGCGGCAGGTTGATGGGTTGCGGCTCTTAGGAGAGCGTCTGCGGGCATCCATGCGCTTGATACGATCCTGATAGCGTGCCGGATCCAGCCGCGTCTCGTGTGTGCCATCGAAAGAGATCCCATTCCAGACCACAGTACCAGCGTAGAAAGGATTACGCAGTACACGTTCGATCGAGCGGCGCTCCATGAGATTTCCGCGTCTGGTGCGGTATCCAAGATCATTGCATTTGCGGGCGATCGCCGTCGGATCCAGATGCTCAAGATCATATTGGTCCATGATGTATTTGACAATCTGGTATTCCGCTTCATCGATCACAAACGGTTTGCCGCCGCCTGCCGCCTGGTATCCAAGACATGGCGTTGTTTGGTAGCCGTGCTGCAGGGCCTTTTCCTTCATGCCGCGCAGAACTTCACCGGATAGACGGATCGAGTAGTATTCGTCCATCCACTCGATAATACGCTCGATCAGCGTGCCGAACGGGCCGTCAATCAGCGGCTCGGAGATGCTGATTACATCAATATTATTCTTTTTGAGGAGCGACTTGTAGACAATGGATTCCTCCTGGTTGCGCGCGAAACGGCTGTATTTCCAGACAAGGATCACGTCGATTGGATGGGAGTCCTGCTTTGCAAGGGCGATCATCTCCTGAAACTTCGGCCGCCGGTCCGCATGCCGGCCGGAGACGGATTCCTCAAAGATAAACTCTTTGGCGATGACAATCCCGTTTTTCTTTGCGTAGTCCAGAAGCAGACGCTGTTGCGCATCCGGAGAGAGTTCGGTCTGATCCGCGGTGCTGACGCGGATGTAGAGAGCACCATTTTTAAGTGCTGACATAATATCACCTTCTTTAAGTTTTCAATTTTGAATATAAGAAAAAATGCCAAAACAAACGTTCTGCTTGTCTGACGTTTCCGAAGATGATACAATATGTTTTGTTGAGAAACGGTATCATTCTTCGGAATGTTACTGAGCCGTCCTGGTGTTGGCGCACTGGGGCGGTTTTTTAGTTATGTCTATCAATCGTCTTCATCATCGGAATCAGATAAAATGTAATCACTGGAATAATTTTCAGTAGTAGACAACGATTGACGATATTCTTCAGCAGCCATTGTTCGATTGAATTCTGCAGTCGGATCGATGTCGGTCACTATTTTCTCCAGATCATCAATAGAAACATAGAAAAATTCTTTCCTCATGTTTACTTTATTGACTCTCTTATTGTTTAAGACCGTGTGCAAACGATTTTCCAGGCCCACAGCATCATCAGAGAAAATAAAGCTATGTACATCGAATCTAAACGGAACGGAAGCATTTCCGAGTTCGTCGATTCGGTCTTGCGGATTTAATCTTCTTGTCATGCCGATTTTGAAAACATTTTCTCCAAAGGATCCAAGATTGCTGATTACGTATACGTTGCCGGCTTTTCCATTTGCAAGGTTGGAAATTTCTTCTTTCTTTACAATGACCTGAGAAAGCTGAGCCTGCAGTTCGAGAATACGAGAATTCAGCTTTTCGGTTTCAGCTGTACTTGCAGACTCCAACTGATTTTTCAACTTTTCAATTTCTGTAATATATTTTGATTCTTCTTTTTCTACTTTCTTCTTTTCTGCTTCCAGAGCTTTTCTTTCCAGAGCTTCTTGTCGCATCTGTTCACGAATAGCCAGCTGTTCCTGACGGGACTGCTCTTTCTTTACGTAGTAGTTATACTCAATTTTCACAGCGTTGATAAACAAATACTCTATTTCACCGATAAATTTTGTTAAAGTGCCTGCGATGCTCTGGTTTCCTTCACCTGCAATTTTCAGATATTTTGCGCTTACATTTTTTACATCTTCAATGGACTTTTCCAGCTTTTCATATTTAAGGTTATAAAGAATGTTCTGAAGTTCAGCACGTAAAGCGATGACCATAAGGCTGTAAATGGATTTGTTTGCCTTCGTAGTATATCTGGAAGAATATTGAGAAAGCAGTTTGTCTATCTGCTTTTCATTTTCTCGGTAAGCTTTTCTCAGGTCTTTTACATCCATACAGTGAAGCTTTAGGGTAACAGAAGGAGAAATGAGCTCATAATCGTCAAAATCCCTTTGTGAGAGTTTACAACCGCTATAAGGTACGTCGGATTCAAAGAAATTTTGAATAGCATGATCGACGCTGAGATATAATTCTTTTGATCGAGCCAGTTTGCGCTCGATGGTTTTCGCTTGCTTGGTCAGCTTTTCCAATTTTTCGGAAACAGAGGTGATTTCCTCCTGTAATTTACTGATCGTGGTATTATCATCCGCAATTTCTTTGTCCTTTTGTTCAACATAGTGGTCAAGCTCTTCTTTCTCGGAACGAATTTTTTCAGAAGCCTGAATGTATTCAGTAATTCCGAGAGAATCCATTTTGTCTTGCATTTCTTTGATCTGCTGATGTAATTGTTCGTTTTCAGCTTTTATTTTTGATGCTCTGAAGATATCTAAGAATCTCATAAAGATCCCCCTGTAAGTATAAATTTTGAAAAGACTGCAAATACTATCGGCATCATGAAAATATTAATAGCAGATATCATTTACAGTAAAAAATTATCGTATCGCCAAGTGTCGTTGCTGACTGGAATACTGAAGTCTACAATAAACGATTTGTGCAATGGCAAGATGCCACGGCTTGATACCCTTTTTCATAGACATTCTCCTTTTTGAAATGTATTTTGTGCGGGATACAATATCCCATGTATATACGTTTAACAATTCAAAAAATTACGGATTAATTAAAGTTTATATATGGTTTCCCACTTAGCATCTGTGATTTTTTCTACTTTTTTTACAGATAATTTTCCACCTGATTTAGCTAGATGTATCATGAAACCATGTTTTTTTTGCCAAAAAATTAAACGAGCTTTGCCGATGCTTCCGTCTTGCATATAATGAATTTCCCCGAAATAATCTTGCGGAGGATTGAGATCTTTATGAGAAGCATATGCGTAATGGAGGGACAAAGGATATTTAGACAATTTACCCGTTTGCGTGTAAGGACATGCTTCATAAAAAGTAAAATCTGTAGAATACAGAAATTTATTCGTATCTATGGATAGACGATTGCTCAAATGAGCTTGTTTAAGAGCAAATGAAATGAGCTTATTTAGTTGTTTAAATTCTTTTTCAATTAGGGCTTTATCAGACGAAGGAACTGTTATAATTCCATGGTTTAAGCTACTCGGTATATTTCTGCCGACAGGCAGTATAACAGGAGAAGAAGCATCAGGAACTCCAGAATACCTTGGTGAAGGATGTCTTTCTTCGATAACGGATGAGTGACGTTGTATTGCTAAATTCCCTTTCGGGGTTGGCTTATCTAATTCGTCAAGATAGCCATTTCTTTTTAAAAATGTTTTTTCTGCTACGAAGTCAATTCCATATTCATATTCAAAATATGCAGGTGTTTTTTTATTACTGTATTTTTTTAACCAATATAGCATATAAATATGTCCAGGCAACAAACCATCGGAGTAGCGTTTCATCATTGATTTAGAGACAAGGGATTGCTGAGAAAACGTTTTGGCCTGTTCAAACCAATTAGTATTAAGCTCACGGTCTTTGGAAATAAAAGGCATTTCTGGATAATCCTTGTAATATAGATCATAAATTTTTTGACAATAGTTATCACTGGCTTTTGCTGACTGAGAAAAATTTATTTGCTCTGGGAAAATAGATTTGTTATCAAGTGGTTCAGGGGATAGAGCTTTTTTTATTTTAAAGAGATCGAAAAATCCCATATTATCACCTCAATTTTATAATTTTTTAAAAACAATCAAATTCGGTATGAAATATATAACATAATTATCAATAGATTTGCACATTCCATATTTACTCTGGTAGTAAACCAGACATTCATTCAGATATTTCTCTGTCACATCAAGATATTCGGAGATCTCATACTGATTTTTGCAGCCATGTTCGTATGCTTTAATCAAACCAAACAGGCCAATCTGTTTATCATATCCCCAAGCCCTTGCCCGAAGTTCCTGCTTCCTATTGGAAATGTCGCTTTCATCAAGGATATTCCCATACGTTGTATGATAATGTCCAAGTTCCTCAGCTAGAACGCAGGCCTTTTCAGATTGACTTGATAGCCCTTTATGAATAGCAATTCGATTATTGCAAATACGTCCGCCGTAGCCTGGAATATCTTTTTCTTTTACAATCAAATTCATGGAATCTGATTCCATTAGTAAGTCTTCGTAAGTCAAATAATCACTCCCACTCTTTAGGATCCGTCATAATATCGTCAGCATGCTTTTTCTGCTCTGGAGTAGCACCCTGATTGTGAGCTGCCTGTAGCTCGTATTCCATACGCTGGGTGGAGAGGAGATTTGTGGCGTAAGTTATGACTTTCTTTTTATTGGAAGAGTCAAGTTGTGTGTAGATGTCATTCAGTTGCTTCTGATCGGCGGGAAGAGGAGCAGGGGCGAGAACTGGATCTAGTTGCCGCTCCATCGGGACATCTGCGCCTATGAGCCACGCTTCGTTAACATCTAAAGCCTTTGCTATTAAATAGATATTATTTTGCTTTGGTGTATATCTACCAGAAATATAAGAGCTAAGAGCACCTTTACTTATTCCTGTTTTTTCGACTAGATCAGCTTGCTTAAATCCTCTTAATTCCATTGCAGTCAAAATACGCTGAGAAGTTGTACCCATAATGTATACCTCCTTATAGGTGAATAGTATCATAAATGTTTAGAAAACGCAACATTTTTATTTTAAAAAGTGAAAAAAGGTTTAGAAAACTAAAAAAACATATTGACAAATCTGAATAATAGGATTATACTGCAAGTAGTTTAGAAAACTAAACAAAGAAAGGAGAAAAAAGAATGGAGTGGAAATATGATAAACTCCGAGGAAAGATCAAAGAAGTGTGTGGAACACAGGATGTATTTGCTGAAAAACTCGGAATAGGACGTGTTTCATTGAGCCAAAGATTAAATAATCAGCTAGAGTTTTCGCAAGATGAGATATTTAAATCATGTGAGGTGCTTGGAATTGATTTTTCGGAAATGCCAGCGTATTTTTTTACTTTAAATGTTTAGAAAACTAAACAATAGTGTAGCTAAATGCAAGTAGGATGCCATGATAACTGAGAGGGGGTGAGATGATGAAGGTGAATTACGGATCATACATAAGAGAACAGGCAATAAAAAATCTGCTATCTTCACAAGCGAAAATAGCAGAGACTGGGAATGCAAGAGGACTTGTTATATTGTCAAAATTCATTTTAAAGATTTCGCACCAGTTTGATAACGAAATCTTGGAGTTGGGGTTTGAAATAAACAACAAGAATTCCGAGTATCCACCAGATGAAGGTAAATAGGACATTGCATATCTTGTAAGCGGTAACTTCAGAGGATATTCCAATATAAGCCAGTAATGATTTTGGTAGGAAAACGATTAAATCAATCCAGTAAAACGGATTAAAACTATCAAGCATATTTTTGCGGAACACGCCTTCTGCCTCTTCGAACATGTTTAATACAGTGACAGAAAATTCGGTTCGTGTGCTCGGAAACATAGAGAAGGTACTTACATTTCCTGAAACAATTTTTCGATTTCCGATATGCTCGGATACAGGGATTTTTATATCTTTGACATGAGCTTTTTCAAACAAGGAAAGTACTTCTTGACGATAGAGATTCATATCGCTGCGTTTATGCTCAAGAAATTCAGAAAAATATGTTTGTAGTTTTTTGATTCTAAAATAATGCATTAAATTTGTAAGAAATTTATATGCAACAACCAAAAGAAATAATGCTAAAAAGCGCATGGTATCGTTTATCCTTTCGCGTTAATGATGTCTTTGAAAAAAGTCCCACAGGAAGGACCAGTTCCCATGGGACGAATACAAAAAACAATTTGCAACTACATAATAGCTCAAAAATGGTTATGAATCAATAGAAAATCATTACGGAGCCGGGTTGCATACGATAAGGAGATAAGGAAGAGGTGATGCCTTATGAAAGAAATCATGGTTGTTACTCGGATCACGATCGGAGGACAGCAGTATACAGCAGAGGAACTCGGAGAAGAAAAAATAAAAGAGATCGTTCGCCAGCGGATGGAAGCCGCGGTGGAGTCGATGGGGTATGAAAGGACGCAGAAATGAAGAGATCAGATAAAGCGGCGCTGGTGGTCGGCGCGGTTGGTACATGGATCTACATCGGCGGCGTGGATTCGGATCTGTGGGGCCGCGCCGCCCTGGGAGCTGGAATGTTCTTAGTGGCGTTGGCGGTCGAAAAAATCGGTGATTACGTTGAAGAGTGCCGCGAGGAGCGGGAAGAACGAGAAGAAGAGCGCCGGGACGCAGTGTTTGTGGCGTGGATCCGGAACGGATCACTGAAAGGATAAGGAAACGTAGAATGAAAAAAGAGAGATTGACGGTAAAGAATCCAGATGGAACATACCGTATCTGGATGGATCGCGCCGGAACATTCCGGCTTGAGGCTCAGATGAATTCTATTTTTGCGTATGGCGATCTGGTCAACAAGCTGGGTCGGTATGAGGACCAGGACGAAGAAAAACATAAAAAATAGCTCCTGCCCAAAAGCAGGAGCCCGTAGCCGGATGGCATACTTATTTCGACAAGATAAATATACCACCCGGCTGTAAAAATGTCAAACCGGGAGGGGAAACCCGCCTGTATTTTTAACAAAAAATCGGGATATAAAAGGGCAGAGACAAGCCCTTTTCGGACTCGATAAAGATATTAAAGATAGGACAGACAGATGGGAACAAAGCGGGAAGAATACAGGCTTCGTGGGGGAGACATCCTCGAGATAAGAGAGTTCCACGATGGCCGATATGGAGCGCCGGGACAGCGGCGGGAGAAAAAGAAAAAGCCGACAGAGGAGCAGATGCGGCAGGCAAACGAGAGAGAGAAGATCCGGAGATGCCAGCTGCGGATGATGACGTACTTCCATGAGGGCGACTGTCTTGCAACGCTGACATACCGGCAGGACAAGAGGCCACCCAATATGAAAGAGGCATTGAAAGATTTTCAAAAGACAATCCGAAAAGTGCGGAAGGAATATCAAAAACGGGGATATGAATTGTTCTGGATCCGGAATATTGAGCGGGGAACAAAGGGAGCCTGGCATATCCACATTGTTCTTAACGAGGTTGGGGATACAGCAAGTATTTTACAGCAGGTATGGGGAAAAGGCGGTGTCTGGTCGTGCGAAATCAAAAACAGTCAGTTTTACAGCGAAGATTTTTACCAGATCGCCAGCTATCTGACCAAGAGCGAACACCGGACCGAACATAAATCGAACGGGGACGCTGCGAAGCCGCGGTTAAAAGAAACGAGCTATAACACTTCAAGGAATATGCCGCTGCCGGAGCCGAAAATTCAGAAACTTGTCCGCTGGCAGGAGGAGACAAAGCCCCGCAAAGGGTATTACATAGCAAAGATTTATGAGGGATATAACCCGGTAACCGGATACAAATACAGACAGTATACGATGATCCGTCTGGAGAGGAGGCGAACAGACTATGATGGCGACCGACGTTTACGTCGAGACAAGCATAAACGCACCACAGGAAAAAAAACGTAAGTGGGGTTATGTGCTGGAAGCTCCGGGAGGGAGAACAGTATACCAACTGGGTGAGACGACTGGCACAATGCATGGAATTACGCTGCAGGTTCTGATCAAAGCGCTTCGCCGATATCAAAAGCCGAGCCGGATCACGATTCATGCAGCGGATGAGTGGGTTATGCAGATGCTGCTACATCAGCTCCCGGCGTGGGAGCTGAATGGATTCACCAATGCAAAAGGGGAGCCGATCAAATACCGGGAAGACTGGGAGCAGCTGGCAAAATTAGTCAAAATACATACAATCACGATCGCTCCGGGACGGCACGCGTACAGTGCCTGGCTGCAGAGCGAGATGGAGAAAATGGAAAGAGGGAAATAGGATGTTTGAAAGATTTGGAGAAATGAGTTCTGCAAAAGAAATCAATGAACTGGCGGAGAACCTGTTTAACGAGGGAGACAGAGAAAGCCTGGAAGTGCTGGCAGAAGAAAATGGGATTCCGGCAGATTTTGTAGAGCTGTTCTGCAGCGGAGAGATTCCGGCACTGTGCGATCCTATGACGGCAGCGCTTGGAAAAATCGAGGTGGAAGCAGAAGAGCTAAAGCCGCAGGAGCTGATGGCGGACTGGGTGGAGTACATGAAAGCACAGTGTATGGATAATGAGATGATTGCCTTCCAGGTGCGGAAAAAAGGGAAAAGTTTAAAAGGCTGCATCGGAGCAATATTGCAGTGGTCCTTCAAGCACCAGACGGAAATCGACAAGGAATTGCTGAAAAAGGCTGGAATCACAGCAGGAAGGGTAACACACGGAGAGCCGGGGATGGCGACCGCAAAGAAGATCATCCGGGAATATTACCTGGGAAAGTAGGCGGAGCAGATGAAGAAAAAAGCAATTGAAAAAATCCCGTATATCGGATTGAAAAAAACAAGCAGAAAAAAAGATGTGAAATATGTCGGGGTTGCCGAAACAAAGATCATCGGCGGAGCAGAACATCTGCTTCTAGAGGTGTACAAAAATGAGAAAAATGAAAAAGATATACCGGAAGTACGCATTGCTCTTAATGAGAATGATTTTGGAACGTATTTCCCGAAAACAGGCGAGTGGAACAGAAAAAAGATAATGCCGAATGGCGGCTATTGCCGGACAATCTGGGAAAAAACAGGTGAGGGAAACGGCTGGAGAGAACAGGAAAAAATAAACATTTTGCAGAATGAGAAAGATTTGGGAAAAATTCGGAATTTTTGCAAAAATAAAATTTACAGCGAAAAACACTGGTGGGAATATATCCAAAAATACCAGGACGATATTACGGTGAGAGAGCGAAGAAAAACAGCAGACAGAAAATACCAGAGAAGAGCGGAAGCACTGCAGGATCGGATCAACCATACGAAAGAACTGCCGGAACAAAGAATCCTGGACTGGGCGAACAAGACCTGCTTTGGAAAACTGCATTATTTGTATTACAAAAAACACGGAAGCTGGGTACAGATCGCCTGCAGCAAATGCGGAGGAGTGACAGATGCCAGATGGAAGAGCGGGATTTCCTATGAGAGTCAGTTCCAGAGGATGGTAAAGGAGCCAAAAGAAGGAAAATATGGGAAATGCCCGATGTGTGGAACACTTGGGGAGTATAAATGCCAGGGGAAGGCAAAAGGAACATACAGGAAGCAAGCATTTTATTTTCTGGGACAGAGATATAAAGAAAATGGAATCGTCCTGCGCTACATAGAAGTAGAAAAAAGATGGGAACTGGAGTTGACTGCCGGAGAAAAAGGAACGGAAATGCAAGGCGCATGCGAAGAACTGTCAGGGATAGAAATAGCAAGGGCATATCTGAAACCAGGGGAAAAAGTTCAGATCGACTATCAAAAACACAGCTGGTACGAAGGGAAAGATTACTGGGATGACTGCAATCTTGCAGGACTATCAAACATCGTAATAGGTGAAGGGAAGATCCTGCCAGAAACCTATCGGGAAATGCAGGATACAGCATTCCGGTACAGCGGTCTGGAAGAATATGCCGATAAAGGGGGAAAAGTAAACCCGATTGATTATCTGGAAAGATACCAGCAGATTCCGCAGCTTGAGATACTGTCAAAGATGGGCCTGACAGAAATTGTAAGGAGAATAACCAGAGGGGAATGCGGAGTGATAGAGGATCAGAATGCAAAACGCCTGGATGATTTCCTGGGTATCCAGAGAGAAAGAACGGATCAGCTTATACGGACAGGTGGGAACGGGAAATTGCTGGATGCGATGAAGACGGAAAAAAGACTGGATCAGCATTGGACAGAAAAGCAGGTGGAGCAGATGGCCGAAACGGGGTTGAGAACTGACAGTGCTGGAATTGCCCTCAGATACATGACTGTGCAAAAAATGTTAAACCGAATTGCGAAGTATGCCGGATGCGAATATGGAACAAAGTGCAGCACGGCAATCAACAAGATTCGGAGAACAGCGATTACTTACACAGACTATCTGAGAATGAGGGAAGAAAGGGGCTATGATTTACACAACAGTGTATATCAGCAGCCAAGAGAACTTCAGACCGCCCACGACCAGATGGTTGCGGAAATCAACCAGGAAAAAGTCGAGAAACGACTGAAAGAAGTGAAAGAAAAATATCCGGAGATCAGGGAGCAGTACAGAAAACTGAGAAAAGAATTTTTCTATGAGGATGATACATACCTGATCCGGCCGGCAAGATCCGCAGAAGAAATTGTGACAGAAGGAAGGATCCTGCATCACTGCGTAGGAGGAGATAATTATCTGACGAAACACAATGAAGGGACAAGTTATATCCTGATGCTGCGCTTCCAGGAAGAACCGGAAACGCCGTACATCACAGTAGAAATCAGTGCTGCAGGCAAAAACATCCTGCAGTGGTATGGAGCTTATGACAAAAAGCCAGACGAAAATCACATGAGAGAATGGCTGAAAGAATACCTGCGGAAATTGAAAGATGGAACGCTGGCGGAAACAGAAAAAATCACGATCAAAACAGCATAGGAGGAAGAGATGGAAGAGTATACACAATTAACCCTGGATGATTGGCTGGCTATGAAGGAGAGTTTGAAACAGGATCTGATCGGAGTACAGGAGAGCTTTGTGCGGATCGGTTACATACTGCGGACGATCGAGGAGCAGGAACTGTACAAGAGAGATGGATACGAGACGATAACGGAATTTGCCAAAGCGGAATATGGACTGAGCGCTTCGACAATTTCCAGATTCATAAACATCAACCGGAAATTCAGTGTGGCAGGCTATTCGGACCGCCTGCGGCCGGAGTTTGCCCAGATCGGGAGCAGCAAACTTTCCGAAATGCTTTCCATGCCGGACAGTGATCTGGAGATGGTACGGCCAGAACTGCCAAAGGAGGATATCCGGGAGCTGAAACGATTCAACAAGGCAGAGCCGGAACCAGAAAAAGCGGACTCGCTGGAAAAGCTGGTGCTGAAATTCCTGGAAACCAATCGGGAAATTGCGAAAGAACTGGAAGAGAGCGAGGCGTATGCGGCCGGAGAAGTCGAGAAGATGGCGGAAATCGTCAATCCATCCGGGACCAAAACGTTCCGGATGGGCCTGTTCTTCATGGCCATGTACGAGAACGACATCCAGATTAAACAGTTTGGCCAGACACCGCGAAAGATGAGCTGGGCAGAATTTTTCCAGATTGCCAGAAAAATACTGGAAAGCCAGGAATGGCAGGCAGAAGAGGTGGAAGGGACAGAAGAACGGGAAGAAGCTCAAAAAAGCAGGGAAAGTGTGGAACAGGAAAGAAAACAGGAAAAAGCATCTGAAGGGATGAATGAGATCCGAGGAGAAGAAAAAGCACCTGGAAAACCGTCCGAAAACAGAATTGCGCCGGCGCAATTAAAAACGCCGGAAAAGCCTGTAAATACAGAAGCGGAGCCGGTTTTGGAAACAAAAAAGAATGAGAGAAAAGAGGCGGGAACGGAAGAGACCGTTTCAAAAGCAGAAACCGGTATTCCGGAAGCAACAGAGGGCGATATGGAGCAGCTGCCAGGGCAGATGAACATGCCAGAGGACTATCCGGGAACAGAAAGTATCGAAGTGGTCGGAAAGGCAATGCCGAGAAAAGATTATTTTGATACCCTTACCGCCTGGGGACTGTCAGTGTATCTTTCAAAATATCTTCCGGCGGATGTTTTGACAGATCAGAAGAGATTGTATCAGTGGATACAGAAGCCAGTTGACGAAAGGGGATATGAATTTTGAGCAGGAACAAGGAAGTGCGAATGCATAAAGGAAAAGAAGGAGCAGCGATCCAAGAAGAAGTATACCGTTATGTTGCGAAGTATATCATGGAGCATGTATATGCACCAAGCTATAAAGAAATTGCGGATGCATTGAGTATATCGGTGTCAACAGCGAAAAAACATATTAATGAACTCATAGATGAAGAAATTTTGGAATCAGATGCGGAAGTGAGAGAACAGAGAGCATTTCGAATCCGTGATACAAGAATAGTAAAGAGGAGAAAAAGCGATGAATAAAGTTATATTGATGGGAAGATTAACCAGAGATCCGGATGTCAGATACTCTTCGGGAGATGGCTCTACGGCGGTAGCCCGTTACATACTGGCTGTTGACCGCAGATTCCACAGAGACGGCGATGCAACAGCAGATTTTATCGGTTGTGTAGCATTTGGACGCCAGGCAGAATTTACAGAGAAATATCTGCGTCAGGGAACGAAGATCGCCATCACCGGTCGGATCCAAACCGGAAGCTATACGAACCGTGAAGGCAGGAAGGTTTACACAACCGATGTGGTTGTGGAAGAGCAGGAGTTTGCAGAGGGTAAGAACGCGGAACGTCCGCGGGAGCAGGGCGCAACACCGCAGACAAATACGGACGGTTTCATGACTATCCCGGATGGTGTCGATGAAGATATTCCATTTATGTAAGCAGGAGGAGCGAAGAGAATGTTATTTCCGAAACCAACAAAGAAAAAGAAGAGAAGAAAGCACAGGGAGAGCTTATTGCAGAATAAGGAGAGTAGGATCTGCTATCTCTGCGCAAGAGGGGGGGATTATAGCTGGAAGACGGTGCTTGAAGAGCACCACATCTTTGGCGGCCCCAATAGACATTTATCTGAGGAGTATGGATTAAAGGTATATATCTGCCCGGAATGCCACCGGACATCCGCCAGAGCCGTGCATCAGGATCCGGCAGGAGCGGCAAACTGCTATCTGCAGGAGGCGGGGCAGAAAGCATTCGAAGAAAACTTTCCGGAATTAAATTTCAGAGAGGTATTCGGCCGGAATTATTTGTGAGGGATGGAAAATGAGAAAAATACCAGAAGAGATGGAGAGAATGATTCTTGAGATGTTGCAACGGGGTGAAATGTATAAAACGATTGTGGACAGAACAGGGGTATCGGAAACTACGGTCGGAAGAGTTGCGAGAGAAAATGGAATCTGCAGACTGAAAAGAAATGCGGAAAAGTGCAAAGAAGGTTATCCTCCGGCATTGTTGGATGAATGGGATAGAGTAAGACTTGAGATCTTACGGAAAGGATAGGGTATGAGAGAAATTATTGAAATATTGCTTGCCTGTGCAGGGATGATCGGCGCGGCGGCGTGGCTACTGAACCGGACAGAGCGTCCGAAGGATCCGAAAGAGGACGAAGAACAGATGGAATACTTAAGAGAATGGAGTGAGAAACATGGTAAGGATAACAGAAAAGAGTAAAACAGGATTATGGCACCTGAGAGGTGTAAGTTGGGAGCAGCTTCGGACTGGGCATAAAATTACAAAAACGGTAAGCGAAAAGATCTACGGTGCTTTGTGCAAACTAAAAGACTATGAGGATTCTGGTATGAATCCGGATCAGGCAGCGGAAGCGGCCGAAAAGAATACGCCGACGGAACCGAAGGAAATGCTGGATTGGAACGGAATTACGGCTTACGAGTGCGAAAACTGCGGATGTGATGTATTTGAGACTCAGAACTACTGCCCGTACTGCGGCCAACGACTGAAATGGGAGGAGTAGCCATGAATGGTGAAGGATATCGTGATCCGACAGCGGACAGGGCAATTCGAAACGCTACCCACCTGCCGAGACAGATCTGGAGTGTGGTCAAGGCCGTGCGAGAAGTCCTGAATGTGTCACATTTGGAGTTGGTGGAGATCAAAATGAGAGATCGGACAACCGGAAGAGAACACAAGTGGGGAGGTGATACCAGTGGATCAGCACAAAGAGGAGAACGAGAAGAAAAAAGAATACCTGAGAAGATACCATGCGGCAGAACTTGCGGAACGAGAAATTCGAGAAGAGATTGATGATCTGCGAATGAATAAAATGTTTCCGGCACTGATCCAGGATGGAATGCCGCACGGGAGCAGCTGCGGGGATCTGTCAGCCTACGCAGTCCAGCTGGAAGAACTGATGGACAACCTGAAAGCACAGATGGAGCAGCGGATCCGGCTGAGAAAAGAAATCACGCAGAAAATCGAAGAGATGCCGGATGAAACGGAAAAGACCGTGTTGCGGCTGCGGTACATTCGCTGGTTGCAGTGGGAGCAGATCGCTGAGCGAATGGGATACAGCCTTCGAAACATTACGAAGATTCACGGGAAGGCGCTTGCTCATTTTGAAACATAAAAAGAGTTCCTTTTTTTTCCTATCGCACCTATGGTATAGTGTAAGAGCCAGAGAATGGATAAGGGATCAACATTTCCTACACTTTCTTGCAAAACTCCTTAGATGTATTTTGATCGGCGGTCAGGTGTCACAGCCTGGCCGCTGATTGGGCGGCATCAGCCCGTGGAAAAAGTCCGAATGATGCACGGTGCAGATTGGTACCCTGCACCTATTGGAACGTAGCTCAGTTGGAAGAGCTTTCGGCTTATATCCGAACGGTCATGGGTTCAAGTCCCATCGTTCCAACTCTCCATTGACTGGAGAATTATCCCCCCATATACTTTTTCTAAAACGTCCTGTAGAAATGCAGGGCGTTTTGTAGTATGATGTAAGAAAAGGTATACAAGAAGGGGTGATGTGAAATGAGAAATGTGATAGCATTTTTGAACATGAAAGGTGGTGTATGTAAAACATCACTTTGCAAGGAAATAGGGCTTTATTTGGCGGAGCAATATAATAAAAAAATACTTATAATAGATATTGATCCGCAATCTAATTGTACACAATCTTTTTTGGGACGGTATAATATTCTGAAAAATGAATTGATTACGAATGATTCACACTTACCATCAATCCAAAAAATTTTTTCTCCAGGACAGGGACGTTTAGATGAGCCACAGCTTAGTGAAATTATTTTAGAACTTTCGGAAAATCTGCATATTATCCCTGGGGAATTACGTACAATTTTTATGGAAAGAGAAACAACGGGTGGAGCAGCAGAACAGAGATTATATAATTTTCTTGATGAACACAAGATAAAGGAGCAATATGATTACATTTTAATAGATTGTCCACCGACATATTCTTTTTATACGATTGCTGCGCTCTTGGCCAGTGATTTATATTTAATACCGGTAACTCCAGATGCATATTCATTATTAGGCGTTGACTTGCTAGAACAAGTTATACATAATTTGAAATCTAATTATAGGCTAAACTTTCAAAATCATCCATTAGACAATTTAGGAATTATATTCACAAAGATAAGTAAAAGGCCACGAAGCGGTATAAAAAACAATATTGAACAAATCAAAGAAGCGTATGAAGATAAAGATATGCCGTTTTTTGAAAATTCATATTTAAAAGCAGATAAAATTGTGACATCTAAGCTGTCAACATTTATATTGGACAGGCAAGATGAAAATCTGAGAAGAAATTTAGACATGATATGCAAAGAATTTATGAATAAAGTGGGGGAATATAATGAATAAAGAGATCTGGATGAAAAAAATAAGATATATTAATAATTTAAAGGATGAAGAATTAATCCGTTTAGAAAGTTTTTCTGTAATAGTAAGTTTTATGCTTTCAAAAGAGGCATTCAGAGCTAACGTAGATTTGAAAATTTTTATGGAGGAGTTGGGAATAGAATGTAAACCATACTTGGCTAAAAGTAGAACTGCAATGTTAGCTAAAATGTTAAGAATTGTTGAAAAAGCAGAAAAACAACAATTATTGAAATATATTGCTGTTATCAATCAAAAAATTTCTGACATACCAGAAGAAGAAAAAATACAGACTCAAAATAAAAAGAATAAGAAAAATTATATGAAAGAAGTATTAGAATTGTATGGCAGAAAGGATAAGTGATGGGAGAGTATGCGGATTTTATCAGCAAATATTTTCCGCTTTCAGGGCAGATGGAAAATGAAGAAACATTATATAGGCTAATATGTGAGAGCAATTTGATTTCAAGAATCATGTTGAAATATATGGATATGAGTATTGAATATGTTGACCAGGAAAAGCTTATTTTTTACCGCAGATTTCGCGACGGTATAAATAAAGTGTTACTATATTTGCCATTGAATGAAGAAATTGGAATATGTGCATGTATGAGATATTCTGTTGAACAATTTCTGAAATTTATATATGCGATCTATTTTGAAAAAGATATTGAAAAAATAGTGCAAACAAGCTATAGACATATCAAAGATGATGTAAAGAAAAATAATGTCATACCAGAAAAAGTAAAAACAGAATTTCAAAAAATGTATACATATTATGCGAAATATTCAAACAATGTGCATGCAAAAGAAATTGACGATAGCCAAGAACTTATTTCCTTAGGTCGTATTGTTGGGGGCGAAAACGAGTACGCAGTAGATATTGAAAAAGATTTAAGAGATATTCTGAATATTTCTTATGAGGTAATGCAATCAATTTTTGGAGTGAAGTTTGAAAGCTTAAATACGTCAGAACGAATGAATATTTCGAACTTGCAGTCAAAAAAACGAAGAAAGAAAATATGTGAAATATTAGGATGCGATGATTAATCAAAAAGGGACGGTCCAAAAGACTGTCTCCTTTTTATATTCAAAAAACGAAACGAATGAGAGGTGGTGAGCTGGATGACGAAAGGAAAATATGAATATTGGCTGACGCCGGAAGGCTTGCTGCTACTTGATTTGTAGGTACTGCGGGATGCGCTGATGGAAAGCGTCATGAGCGCGAGATGATGAAAAATGGGAAAGGCAGCAGGAAAATATCCTGTTGTCTTTTCTTTTTGTGCAGAAATGAGGTGAGTCTGAGTGACGGGAAAACTGACGGAAAAGCAAAAAATATTTGCAGATGAGTATCTGATTGATTTGAATGCCACTCGGGCTTACAAGGTGGCATATCCGAACGTGAAGAACGATGCAACGGCGAGAGCAAATGCGAGCAGATTGCTAACAAATGCTAACATTAAAAAATATATAGCCGACCGAATGGAAGAGATTCACAGCGAGAGGACAGCAGATGCCCAGGAAGTAATAGAGTATCTGACTTCCGTGCTTCGCGGAAAAAGCAGTTCCACAGAAATTGTAGTTGAAGGAACCGGCGACGGCTGCTCCGAGGCACGAACCATCGAAAAGGCACCGTCTGAGAAAGAGCGCTTAAAGGCTGCGGAGCTTCTCGGCAAGCGATACGGACTGTATACAGAGAAAGTTGATGTGGCAACCGATATGGATCTCAACATCACGATTGACTACGGGGAGGACGATTCCGGATGAATATAAACGTCCAGATGAATCCGGGCTTCAAAGAAGTTGACCGTTCCCGGAAAAGATATATCGTTATGAAAGGCTCTGCTGGATCAGGAAAGAGTGTTGATACGGCGCAGAATTATATCCTGCGGTTGATGCAGGATCCGGGAAGAAATCTTTTGTGCGTCCGAAAGGCGGATGTGACCAACAGGGATAGCACTTTTGCAGAATTGCAAGGTGCTATTTTTCGTATGTTCGGGGAGCAGTATAAGAAATATTGGCATATTAACAGCTCCAACATGATTATGGAATGCAAAATCAACCGTAACCAGATCATTTTCCGAGGCGTCAACGATGAAAAGCAGCGTGAAAAGCTGAAATCCATTACATTCAAACGTGGCAAGCTGACGGATGTCTGGATTGAAGAAGCTACAGAGATTACGCAGGCGGATTTCGAGATCATCGATGACCGTCTCCGTGGCGAGCTGCCGGAAGGTCAGTTCTACCAGATTCGAATGACATTCAACCCGGTATCAGCGTATCACTGGATTAAACGGGTATTCTTTGACCGGTCAGATCCGGATGTTCTGACACATCAGTCAACCTACGAGCAGAACCGCTTTATCGATGATGCCTACCGAAGACGTATGATGCGGCGTAAGGAAGTGGATCCAGAGGGGTATCGGGTGTATGGCCTGGGGGAATGGGGCGAGGTCGCCGGACTGATCCTCAAAAACTATGTTGTCGAAGAATTTGACTGTTCACCGGAACGATTCGATTACATGGTCAATGCACAGGATTTCGGATTCAATCACGCCAATTGCATCGGTGAGGTTGGCTTTAAGGATGGTGAGTTGTATCTATGCCGGGAACTGTACGTGTATGAGATGGACACGGACGAGATCATCCGGCTGGCGGAGGGGCAGTTCAACAAGCGCCTGCGCATGTGGTGCGATTCTGCGGAGCCGGACCGTATCAAGATGTGGCAGAAGGCGGGATACCGCGCAAAAGGCGTGCAGAAGGAGCCGAACAGCGTGCATGCCCAGATAGATTACCTGAAACAGCACAGAATCCATATTTACCCGTCCTGCGTCAATACAATAAAAGAAATTCAGCAATGGAAGTGGAAGAAGGATGAGCGTACCAACACTTATCTCGAAGAGCCAGTTCCATTTTTTGATGATGCCATGGCGATGCTTCGGTACTCCATTGAGGAAGAACGCAAGGCGAAACCACGGCTGAACAGAAAGGTGAAAGGAGGGATATAGAAGTGCGAACGAATTTGTATAGGCTGCCGTCGGAAGAGACGCTGACAGATGCCAAATTGAACGAATTTATCATGCGGCATTCCGGAGAGTGCGCATTTAGATACAGCAGGCTGCAGGAGGCCTACGAGACGGATTACCCGATCCTGCATGAGCCGTTAAAGCCCAAGTGGAAGCCGGACAACCGGATCATGGTCAACTTTGCGAAATACATCGTGGATACGATGAACGGCTTCTTCATCGGGCATCCGATCAAACTGCAGGTAGACGATGGAAACAAAGCGGTTGAGAAATATGTTGATTTTCTGGATCAGTATAATGATCAGGACGATAACAATGCCGAACTGTCCAAGATTTGCAGTATCTTCGGCAAAGGCTATGAAATGTATTACGTAGATGAGAACGGGAATATCGGTATCACATATCTGAGCCCGCTGGATGCATTCATGATCTACGACGATTCCGTGCTGGAAAGGGAACGATATTTCGTGCGGCTGTATTACGATTCGAATCAGATCCTTCATGGAAGCGTATCGGACGAGACGAAGGTCCGCTGGTTTACAATCAAAGGAAAATTGCTCTGGGATGCAGACGAGAAGATACACGGCTTCGACGGCGTTCCGGCATCGGAGTACGTAGAAAACAAGGAGCGTATGGGAATCTTCGAGCCGGTCCTTACGATGATTAATGCATACAACAAGGCGATCAGCGAGAAAGCCAATGATGTTGACTATTTCGCGGATGCCTATCTCAAAGTTCTTGGTTCCAAGCTGGAAGAAGACGATGTGGCGCATATCCGGGATGACAGAATCATTAATTTCGACGGGGACACCGAACGGTTGATTGTCGAATTTCTTCATAAACCGGATGGTGATACCACGCAGGAGCATCTGATCGATCGCCTGGAAAAGCTCATTTTCCATATCAGCATGGTGGCCAATATCTCGGATGAGAATTTTGGCACCAGTTCCGGCATCGCCATGAAATATAAGCTGCAGGCAATGAGTAACTTGGAAAAAACGAAAGAGCGGAAATTTACCAGTGGAATGAACCGGCGGTACCGTCTGATCTTCTCAAATCCGGTCTCGGGGATGAAAAAAGATGACTGGGTGAAGATCCATCCACACTTTACGCCGAACTTCCCGGCAAACCTGCAGGAAGAGGCAGAGATCGCGAAGAATCTGGAAGGCGTTGTCAGCCAGGAAACACAGCTCGGCGTGCTGTCAATCGTGGATAATGTGCAGAATGAAATCGAGAAAATCGATGCAGACCAGGATAAGGTGAGAGCGGATCCGGTAATGGAGCAGATGTTTGGCGGCGGTGGACAGGATGACGAGTAAGGAATACTGGAAGAAGCGTGAGACGGAGCATGCCAGGCAGAATAAGATGTCTGAGCAGGTTTATGCAGAAGAGATCCGAAAGACCTATGCGTATATGGCAGACCAGATCCAGAAGGAGATCGATGGATTTTATACAAAGTATGCTACAAAAGAGGGAATCTCACTGGCGGAGGCAAAAAGGAGAGTTTCCAAGCTTGACATCGAAGAATACGGCAGGAAAGCAGCAAAATACGTCAAGGAAAAAGATTTTTCTGACCAGGCGAATGAAGAGATGCGGCTGTACAATGCGACCATGAAAATCAATCGTCTGGAGCTGCTGAAAGCCAATATCGGGCTGGAAATGGTATCCGGCTTCGACGAACTGCAGAAATACTTTGACAAGACGCTGACACAGCAGACAATAGAAGAATTTCGCAGACAGGCGGGTATTCTTGGCAATTCCGTGCAGGAAAATGGGAAAATGGCGCGGGCAATTGTCGATGCGTCATTCCATAACGCCACTTATTCCGATCGAATCTGGATGTATCAGGATATGCTGAAAGCAGAGCTGGACAAGCTGCTGAAAACAGGGCTAATCCAGGGCAAGAACCCGCGGGAGCTTGCGGTGCACCTGCAGAAACGCTTCGGTGCAAGCCGGGAGGATGCAGAGCGGCTCATGGTCACGGAGCTTGCCAGAGTCCAGACAGAAGCGCAGAAGCAGTCCTATATTCGAAATGGATTCGAAGAGTATACATACGTTGCCTGCGGGAATGCAGATGTCTGCGAGCGGTGCCAGGCGTTGGATGGTAAGCATTTCAAAGTGCAGGATATGATGCCGGGAACGAACGCGCCGCCGATGCATCCACGGTGCCATTGCTCCACGGCAGCCTATGAAGACAGTGCAGAATATGAGAAATGGTTGGACTTTCTGGAGCAGGGTGGTACCACAGAAGAATGGGAAGCATCGAAAAACAGAAAGGCAAGATATAAAGACAACGAAGGAATATTCCAAACATTGGATGGCAGATCAAAGGGGCGAGACGTTATCAAACCTCGAAATATCATGAAAGAAATGAAAAAGTCCAGCATCGGAACGGAAATGTTGGAATATCTTCAGGAAAATGATATTCAAATAAAGGTATGGTACGGAGTTGATGTTGATGAAGGACTGGACGGACTTTTCGAAGATGGAGAAATCAACATTTATGCTGATAATACCAAAACGGTTCGTGAAACGGCTATTACGGTGATTCACGAGGCCACGCATGCCAAAATCAACAAGCCAAATACCAAAAGTCAAGAACTGCAATGCTATGTGAACGAGTACAGGCATCAAAACATTGAATTGACAGAGAAAGTGCTCCAGGATATAATTAATCATATAAATGATAAATATCCGAATCTGAAATGGGAGTGATTGTTTATGACGAATACTCTGAATATTCCGCCTCACGAGAGAGTAAAGCTCTTGAGAAAAGGCGAAAAAGTTTTGTGCAAGAAATGTAAAAAAGGAATTATGATTCCTGTTGGCGACCGTGAAAAAACCAATACTTTTTACTGTGATTTTTGCAAGAATCAGTTAATTATCAACTGATGATAAGGAGACGGTGCAAATGGCACAAAATGATTATTTCGTGATTGTATACCAGGTACTGAAATATCTGTATGAATGCTTGAAAAAGGGTGAAAAACCAGAAGCGTGTTACTTTACAGCATCGGCTTATAATATTCCTGAGAATTACTGGCAGTATATCATGTTAAGCCTGATTACGGAAGAGTATGTAAAAGGCATTGTCGTCAATCATACGAAAGATGGCGTCCTTTTAGGCGGCCTGCCCGATACCATTATCACGCCGAAAGGTATTTCATATCTGTTCGAAAATTCGTTGCTTGAAAAGGCAAAAAGGACGTTGAAGGACGTAAAAGAGATGGTTCCGTTCGTATAAAACTGTTTAAGGAGCAAAAACGATAATGGCAAAGAATGACATGGAAGTAATCATGTATAAAATACTGAGATATCTGTACGAATGCATGAAACTCGGCGTAGAACCAGAACTCGAACAGTTCTCGTGGAATTCAAAATTGTTTGATATTCCGCAAAGCTATTGGTGCAAGATCATTGTAACGCTTGTAAGGAAGGGATATATTACAGGATTCGTAGTCGTTGATAAAACAAAAGACACGCCAATGCTCCAAGCAGACAGACCATTTGAGATTACGTTTGAGGGCGTACAGTTTCTGGAAGAAAACAGCCGCATGCAGAAAGCAAAAGAATATTGTGCTGAAACACTCAACGTGATCTTGTCTGCGTTGCTTGGCACGATTATTTCATAGTTACCACCAGTCGATAGGCCGGTGGTATTTTTGTAACAATTTTTAAGAAAGAGAGAATCAGAATGATTGAGGTGTCTGTTCGTAAGGACGAAATTAAGACGTCCGGCCATGCAAATTATGCAGAGTATGGGCAGGATATCGTTTGCGCCGGCGCAACAGCACTGGTGCAGACGCTGATCCGGTCGATCGAGGACCTGACAGAAGACAAAATAGAATACAGCATATCGCCCGGAAGGGCTGATATAAAATATGGGAATTTATCAGAGAAAGCAAAAATTCTGGTAGATTCCTTTTTCGTTGGCATCTGCATGATTGCCGACGAATACCCGGACTGTGTCCGGATTGTGTAACAGGTGTGACCGAAATTGTCGTTAAACTACAATACCAGGAGCAACGGCACGGGCCTGTACAGCGGGAACGGGGCGGGGCAGAAAGGACAAAAAAATAATGAAGTACAAAAACAACCATTATCGTTGGAGAATCCCGATGATGAACCTGCAGTTATTTGCAGAAGGCGAAGGAGACGGCAGCGGAGCCGGAGACGGAAACGAGGACGGAGCCGGAGCAGGTTCTGGAAATGGCGGCAATGAGATGTCATTTGACGATTTTCTTGGACAGGCAGAGAACCGTGCAGAGTTCGACCGCAGGGTCCAGAAGGCGGTAAATACAGCAGTGACCAAAGCGCAGGAAAAGTGGCAGGCACTGACCGATGACAAGCTTTCAGAGGCGGAAAAGCTCGCAAAGATGACCAAGGGAGAAAAGGCAGAGTACAAAAACCGTAAGCTGGAGAAAGAACTGGAAGATCTGAAACGGCAGAATTCAATTTCTGAGATGTCAAAGACGGCCAGAAAGATGCTGGCAGATGAAGAAATCAACATTCCGGATGAACTTCTGGCACATCTGGTATCGGAAAGCGCTGAGGATACCAAGACGGCAGTCGAAGCTTTCGCAAAGATGTACAAGGATGCAGTACAGGCTGCCGTAAAAGATGCCCTGAAAGGAAATACCCCAAAGGGCGGATCCGGCGGAAAAGGCGCTGTGACAAAAGAACAGATTCTTGCAGTCAGCAACCCAATTGAACGGCAGCGGCTGATTGCGGAAAATATTGCATTATTTCAGTAGGAGGAAAACAGCATGCATAAAATTGAGAAATTAGGGCTGCAGGTATTTGCAGCACCGGATAACATGACAGGTCAGGAACAGATCCAGGTAAAAGCCCGTGAGATTGATTTCGTTACCTCTTTCGGCAAAAACATTCAGGCGCTGCTTGACGTCCTGGGCATTATCCGAATGATCAAGAAAGATAACAACACCGTTTTAAAGACAAAAAAGGTGACAGGAAACCTGCAGTCCGGTGAGGTCGCAGAGGGCGAAGAGATCCCGTACTCCCAGTACGCTGTGGAAGAAATTCCGTTTGATACTATTAAAATCAGCAAGTATCGTAAGGGAGTAACCCTGGAGGCAATCGCGGAAAAGGGATATGATGCCGCAGTACAGGATACCGACGAAGAGTTCAAAACCGATCTGCAGAACGTTGTCATGGATAAGCTGTACGCACAGCTGAAAGCAGGTTCTCTGACTGGCCATGAAAGCACTTGGCAGATGGCGGTTGCTATGGCAATCGGAAAGGTTAAAGATAAGTTCAAAAAGATGAGAAGAACGGCTACCGGCGTAGCAGTATGGGTAAATACACTGGATGTGTATAAACATATCGGTGCCGCGGATATCTCCCTGCAGACAGCGTTCGGCTTTGAGTACATGAAGAAATTCCTTGGCGCTGATGTTGTCTTCGTAAGCTCTGAAATCCCGGAAAACGTCGTCATTGCTACTCCACTCAACAACATCGTCGGATATTACATCGATCCGGGCGACTCTGAGTTCGTAAAAGCTGGCCTCAGCTATACAACGGACCCGACTACTCATTTTATCGGTTTCCATGCACAGGGTACTTACGAGAGAGCAATTTCGGATCTGTACGCTATTATGGGTCTGCGCTTATTCTGTGAGTACCTGGATGCCATCGCCTACATCTCCGTTGGTGGCGCGGATACACAGACTCTTGGAAAACTGACCGTAACGGCGGCAGAAGGATCTGAAACAGGAAAAACAAAGATCTCCGTAAAAGAGCAGCTGATGTCTATGAAAAACTGCTGGAAGTACAAAGATGCGGCATCCGCGACTACCGTGAAATACGGCGATGACGTGAAAAACTGGAGCAAATGGGATGGAGAATCCGAAATCGCATCTACAGCAACCCATCACATCACGCTGGTTGAGTGTGATCAGAACTATAAAGCAGTTCGTTCCGGCGATGTAACAGTAGCTGTGAAGAGCTGAGAAGGAGGAACCTATGTACAGGGTGATTGAATACTTTACGGATCTTCATGACGATGACCATGAGTACCGAGAGGGTGATGTTTTCCCGCGCGAGGGAATCAAGGTCTCGAAAGAGCGTCTGGAAGAGCTTGCTTCGGATAAAAACCTGCGTGGAACCCCGGTGATCGAACTGGTAAAAGAACCAGAGAAGTAGGAGGCAGTCGATGCTCGAAGATCTGAAACTGCTTCTTGGACTGGAAGACACAGATAAAAAGACAGAACAGCAGCTACAGCTGATTCTGAATGCCACGAAACAGCGGTTGAAATTTCTTCTTGGCGGTCTGGAGCCGCCGGAAGAAATGGAATACATCATATTGGATGTTTCAGTCATTCGATTCAACCGAATCGGATCAGAAGGGCTCTCCTCTCACAGTGTTGAGGGCGAGAGCCTTTCCTGGTCTGAAAATGATTTTGCCGGATACATGGATGATGTTCAGTCTTATCTGGACAGCCAACGGGAGGCAAGGAAGGGAAAGGTGAAGTTTCTGTGAGATACGATACGCCAATTTTCTTCCGGCGAGTCCTGCCGGGTGAGTATGATCCAACGACTGGAAACTATGCCGACGATCAGGTAACAGAGGTGCGGAAAATGGCATCTGTGATGGATACTCGGGCGGAAATCATGCAGATCGTATACGGTGGGATCCGTCAGGGCAGCGTGACAGTGCAGCTCCAGAACCATTATCAGAAGCCGTTTGACAGGATCCGGATTGGAAACACGACCTACAAAGTGGACTATACGCGGAAACTGCGCGTAAAGCAAACTTTTATTTTGTCGGAGGTGGTCTGATGCCGAAAATCAAGCTGGAAGGAATGGAAAAACTGCAGGTTAAACTGAAAAAAAACGTGCAGATGAGTAAAGTGAAACAGATAGTAAAGGATAATGGTGCAGCGCTGCAGGAGGCCGCACAGAGAAAAGCTCCAGTGGATACTGGTAATTTGAAACGAAACATCGGTCTTGAGATCCGAGATGGCGGCCTTACGGCGGAAGTAGAGCCGACGGCAGAGTATGCGGCGTATGTGGAGTATGGAACCCGTTATATGAACGCACAGCCGTATATGCGTCCTTCCTACACGGCACAGAAAGAGAAGTTCAAATCCGATTTGAAAAAGCTTACGAGGTGACATCATGGACCCACAGCAGGAATTATTCAGTGCATTGCTCCTGGAACTGAAAAAACAGTATCCAGACAGCGTGTACGACACATTTTTACCGCCGGAAGGCACGCCATATCCGTTTGTCTATCTGGCAGACAGTGATTTGAATGACAGAGCCAATAAAACGGCTGTATTCGGCACTGCAAGCCAGACAATTCACGTCTGGCATGACAATCCGCGGCAGCGCGGCACAGTATCACAGATGCTTCTGCAGATTAAGCAGATTTGCAGACAACTGGAACATACCGGCAGCTTCTCCTGGTCCGTGCAGGACTTGAATCAGAGAATATTACCGGACACAACTACCAATCAGCCACTTCTTCACGGCATCGTGGAAGTGACTTTTTTATTCAGTTAGGAGAACAGCATGAGAAAAACAATTGATTTGCAGTTATTTGCAGATGCGATCCGTGGCAAAAAGATCGTCTATCTGTACCGTCTCAAGAAAGACGCGGCTAAAAATGCAGCTACAGCATTAGCCTTTACTACAGAAAACGGAAGAACGACAAGCAAGGATGCAGATACCACAGAGACCAAGGACGGCACGATTCGAACCCCGGGAGCAGCCGAGGTTGAGATTACGGCAACCAGTATTCTTGCCAAGGGCGACACACTGATCGACTCTCTTGAAGATGCCATGATCAATGATGAACTGGTCGAGATCTGGGAAGCAAATCTGGATGAACCAGCATCCAGCGGAAGCAATAAATTCAAGGGAAAATATTTCCAGGGGTACGTAACGGAGCTGGAAAAGACTTCGAATGCCGAGGATATGGTAGAAGTATCCCTTACCTTTGGCGTAAACGGAACCGGCGAGAAAGGCGATGTGACAGTGACAGCCGCACAGCAGGAAGTAGCGGCGTACGTATTTACAGATACAACTAAAACAGGAGCGTAAAAATGCAGAGGGCGAGCAATCGTCCTCTTTTTTGAACAGTAAAGGAGAAAAATGATATGGAACTTACAATCAATGGACAGGTGTATCAGTTTAATTTTGGCATGGGATTCATGAGAGAAATGAATAAAAAAGTAACTATGCCGGTAGACGGAGTAAAAGATGCTAAGAAGAATATTGGCCTGAGATACGCTGTGGCAGGGATCATGGACGGAGATGTAGAGTCTCTTGAGGATCTGTTACTCGTAGCGAATAAAGGGCAGAATCCGAGAGCAACTACAGAAATTCTGGATGAATATATTGATGATCCGGATACCGATATCAATCAGCTCTTCGAAGATACGATGGGTTTCTTAAAGAGTGCAAATGCTACGAAGAAATGCGTCCAGAATCTCGAGAAGACGATCGAGGAAGAAAAAGCGAAGAAGTAGGCGATATAACTCATGAAGAGGCGAGCTTCGAAGAGCAATACCGGGAAGTTGCAATCAGCTGCTTCCGGTATTTGGGATTCACATCGTTTGAGCAGGTTGATCGTCTGACGATAGCACAGTACGAAATTATGATGGAAGCGCTGAGATATCGGATAGTAGACGACGAATACAGGGCACATCGGCAAGCCTTTCTGAATTTTGCTGCCCAGGCGCAGAAAAAATCTGGGAAGAAAACAGTGCCAGTATACAAAAGATTCCGAAATTTCTTCGACTATGAAAAAGAATTAAAAAATGTGAAGGAAAAGAAACATAAGAAGAGCGATCCGCGTTTTGTTGGAATATCCAAGTTGTTAAAGAAAGGAGGGCGAACAGATGGCAGAATCTTATAGCGTAAAAGCGGTTTTGTGCGCGGAAGATAAAAACTTCTCGTCAATGATGAAATCATGTAGCAGTTATGCTGATAATCTGAAAAATACGCTTACAAGTGGAATTGGATTTGGTGCTATGGCGGCGATTGGATCCAAGGCAGTCTCGGCAATCGGAAGCGGACTGAAAAGCTTGACTGCTGGTGCAATAAGCGCTGGCGCGAATTTTGAGAATGCTATGTCGTCTGTAGCAGCTATTTCCGGAGCTACAGGATCCGACTTTGATAGACTGTCTGAAAAGGCAAAACAGCTTGGAAAATCCACGCAGTACACCGCAAGCGAGACAGCTTCTGCGATGGAGTATATGGCAATGGCCGGCTGGAAAACTGAGGATATGTTAAATGGAATCGAAGGTGTAATGGATCTAGCCGCAGCGTCGGGAGAAGATTTGGCAGGCGTTTCTGACATTGTAACAGATGCGATGACAGCGTTCGGGTTATCAGCAGATGGCACAACTAAAATTATTAAAGATGGTTTTACGAAAGAAGTTTCTAACGCTTCACATTTTGCTGACGTTCTTGCAGCGGCTTCGGCCAATTCCAATACAAATGTTGCCATGTTGGGTGAATCATTTAAATATGCGGCTCCGGTAGCTGGATCGTTAGGCTATAGTGTAGAAGATACAGCCATCGCTCTCGGTCTCATGGCTTCATCAGGATTGAAAAGCAGCATGGCCGGAAGTAGCCTTCGAACTATTCTGACGAATCTTGCAAAGCCAACAGATGATATCAGTGACGCAATGGATTATTTGGGCATATCGTTGCAGAATGGTGATGGCTCGATGAAGTCTCTGATGGACATTGTAACCGATCTGCGCGGTGCATTTGGACAATGCAAAATGCCAATGGATCAGTTCCAAGAGAACCTTGCAAAACTTGACGAAAAGTATGCCAATGGAGAGCTGACAGAAAAGAAGTATAATGAAGCATTAGCAGATTTAACGGAAAAGGCTTATGGAGCAGAGGGAGCGTTAAAGGCCAAATACGCTGCTACGTTAGCTGGAAAAGAGGGTATGTCAGGTCTGCTTTCAATCGTGAGTGCGGCACCAGAGGATTTTGACAAGTTAACCAATGCCATTTATAACAGTGACGGTGCAGCCAAAGAAATGGCAGAGATCAAAATGGATAATCTTCAGCACGATGTCGTGAAACTGCAGTCTGCTATGGAAGGACTTGGAATTACTGCATTCAACCAGGTTGGCGGAAAAATGAGAGGTTTGGTTGGCATCGCAACTGAGACGGTTGGAAAAATTGATGAAAAGCTTGCCAGCGGAAAAGGGATCGAAAAGGCTGTCGATAAAATAGAATCAATGGTTGAGAAAGCAAAACCATATTGGGATATTTTCAAAACGGACGCATTGGAAGCGGGAACGGCACTGGGCGATGCGGCTGGGGCGATCATAGGAGATATCAAGAAGCTTTCAGGTTCTTTTGGTAGCACAGAAAGTATTGAAAATTTCTCTACCACTTTGGGAGAGGTCAAAGATGGAATTGTAGCAGTTTCGGGATTTTTGGAAAAACATTCGGACGCGATTGCAAAAGTAGCGGTGGCACTTCCGAAACTCTTGATTGCATATAAAGGCTTTAAAATCGTTAAGGCTGTAGCACCATTTGTTGGCGCATTTACAGGAGCTGTTGGAGGGCTGGCAAAGGCTGGACTCGGGAAAATCGCACCTGGGCTATTTGGTGTTTCAAAAGGCCAGGAGGCGGTTGGAAAATCCAGCGGCGGTAGTGCGAAGAAAATGGTAGCGTCTGCCAAGGCTTTTATGATGATGGGCGTTGGAGTGCTGGCAATCAGCGCAGGATTCTACTTGCTTGCACAGTCGGCAATTGCAGTAGCCAATGCTGGTCCGGGGGCAATAGCTGTTTTTGCCGGTTTGATTGGCGTGGTAGTAGGGCTCTCAGTTGGTATGACGAAAATGTTTTCATCTATGTCCGGCGGTTCAAAGAAATTAACAGCGATGGCACCGGCGCTTCTGGCGTTGGGAGCGGCTGTGCTAATGATTAGCGCAGGTTTGGCACTTTTGGCATATTCTTCGATTCAGTTGGCGAGTGCCGGTCCGCTGGCTATCGGCGTAATGGTAGGAATGGTGGTTGCACTTGGCGGC